GCTGGCGGAGTGGCCCGTCCGTACATGCAGCTCCAGGCGCTGATGATTCCGGGGGCTATCGCTACCAACGGTGCCTGGCTGCCCTTTGTCTGGCCCTACTCGCACCTCAACAGGGTGCAGCTGATAGGGACCTTCGGATGGGATTACGTCCCGCCTGAGGTAACGCAGGCCTCACTGATGCTGTGCACGGACATCTACCTGTCCAAGGACACTCCCTGGGGCATGGCCGGCACTAATGCGACGGGCCTTGTGCGCGTACAATCAAACCCATGGGTAGTAGAACTCCTGCGACCTTACGTGAACGCCCGAAGGAAGTGGGGAGTCTGATGGAGGACAACGACATCACCGTGGAGACTACTGCCGTAGTCGATGACCAGGTAGCGACTCAGGAGACAGGCCTGTGTGACATCGCTCCTGCGCCGACTTCGCAGACAGATGCCCCGGCGCGCAAGCCGTTCGCACCCAACCCGACGTACCTAGCGATGGCCAAGAAGCTTCGCGGGGCCTGAGGTGTGGTGGGTCCACATCTACTGGTGGCTTGAGGCCAACAACCTCTACAAAGCCACCGTGGCGTTCTGGGTCACCCTGATCCTGGGCGCTATAGCTGGCGTGGTCCTACGGCCCTGGCGAGCCTGGAAGCGGCACAGGGAGACTCAGGAGAAGATCGCTGACAGGCTGGATACTTCCACGCCCGGTGGCCTCAGCGATCTCATGGATGCCCTGCACGGGGTACTAGACGACACGGATGACGGCGACCCGCCTGACGACAACGGCACGGACAGCGAGGACGAGCTGGAGCGCCGCAAGAAGGGCCACGGCAGCAGCCACGCAGGAACCGATCACCAGGACCACACGGAACACAGCATCATTCCCAACCCGATCCACGGAGGCGGCAGTGCGGGTCATCGTTGAAGCATTCGGCCGGGCGTGGATGCTCACGCTTCAGGGAGCCAAGATAGTAACTCCCGGTGAGGTAGAAGACGACGAGTTCGAGCAGGCTCCGCCGATTGACCCCCACGGTACCGGGGGCTGCCAGGTAGAGCGCGGGCCCGGAGCTGACGCCTTCACCAGTGACGTGGTGAATCGGAGGTTCGGGTTCCATGGCAGCGAAATCGAAGGCACCGGCTAAGGCCGCCAAGGGGTCAGTCGCCAAGAAGGCCACGGTTACCAAGGCCAAGCCGAAGGGCCTACAGCTGAGTTCTGCCCAGCTCAAGGCCTACGACACGGCGTACAACGCCGCAGCCCAGCGCGTCAGGCAGGCAGCCCAGCTGCGCTCTGCCGCGACCGGCTTCCGCAAGTACCGGCTGAATGCCGCTTACGCCACGATCAAGCAGGCCAACAACGCCACGCGAAGCGCACAGGCAGCTGCCATAGCCGCGAACGCCGCGCGCATGTCCTGGAACCAGTCCAAGCTCGCGCACCAGAACTCCGCGCTCCAGGCCCGTATCGAGCTGGACATGTACAACCACGCCAACATCGCCGGCAAGCTACAGTACGCGCAGGCGGGTGAGAAGGCGTACGCGCACAGCGCGGTCATGAGGACCGTGGACCAGACACAGGCCATGAGTCATGAGGCTGCCGTCTTCAAGAAGTTCAGCAAGAACGCCAAGAAGGCCGGCAAGTCAACCTTGAAGTCACGTAACACCCCTCTGTCCAAGGCTATCGCCGCCGCTGGCAAGGCCGCAGGAACAGCAGCGGAGCACAATGCCGGAGACGTGAAGGCTGCTGCTAAGGCCCTTGCCGGGCAGCGGGTTGCCAAGCAGAAGGCCTCCCGGCAGGCTAGCGTGAAGAAGGCAACGGCGTCAGCCACGCAGGCAGCAGCAAAGTCCGCGAAGAAGGCCCCGGCTCCGGCCAAGACACGGACGGCGACAAGGTACGGCACGGCGTACGCCGCAGCCCAGCACCGCATGAGGCAGGAAGCCAGGGAGAAGAAGCCCGTCACCAAGCGCAACTGGATCGGTGACGAGTTCACGCCCAACTGCGTCATCACTGCCGTGGCTAACCACCTGCTGCATATCAAGGGAATCATCGCGGACGAGGCGTCTATCAGGGAGCTGACTGAGGCCTGCCCCGAGGAACCTACGATAGAAGAGGTTCTCTGGGAAGTGTGGCTGACTCACTGGCCGCGTAACAGCACTGTGCACCTGAAGAACTACGAAGCTTCCTGCTGGCGCGGAGACCCTGACGTTGCCGGGCTGGTTGTCGGCTATTCCACTGAGCACGGAGACCACGCAGCCCTTTCCCTGGCAGACGGCAAAGTCGTATCGTGGGGATCGGTATCTGAACGAGAAGCTGACATCGAAGAAGCCTGGGATCTGCTGTGGGAAGTCTGAAGGCGATAGGCATAGGAATCCTGGTCTGCGTGGCCGTGGTACTTCTCATTGTCTTCTACGGTGACTGGCAGCACTGGATGGCCATACACACAGGCTCGGCAACCGGCCAGGAATCCAATGGCTACTACGCCTACTGGAGCGGCTTCGGGTCTGTGTTCCCGTGGTCAATGGGCATCCTGGCCGCGATCCTGAACAACGGCTACCAGGCAGCAAAGAGGAACAACTGCCACACTCACAAGTGCTGGCGAATCGGATCGTACCCTGCGGGCGACTACAAGGTCTGCAAGAAGCATCACGCTGAAGTTCACGGTGAGCATCCGACAATTGAGTACCTGAAGAAGCACGTGGAGGAGATCCGAAATGGCCGATCTAGTAGCGATCCGGGCAGCGATAGCCAGTCAGATCACAGCGAACACGTTGCCGTCACTATCGACATCGGCGGAGTACCTGGACCTGATCACGCCGCCAATGCTGCTGGTCCTTCCCCGCCCGCCAGTGGCTAAGGTCGGCGTGTGCCTGGGCGAGGGCATCCTGGATGCTGGCGGCCGGCCTCTATCGCCCACGGAGTTCACCTTCGCCGGGGCCCTGGTAGTCGCGCGAGCGGACACCATGTCCAACGTGCAGGACAACCTTGACCAGTGGCTGGGCTTCGAGCGCACCAGCTCCGTGGTGTCAGTTGCCATGGCCATCGCTATGGACCCGACGCTGGGCGGTACAGTCGAGTGGTGTGAGACCACGGTGGTTGACGGCTACGGCCCGATCGACTGGTCTGGCGCGATGTACTTCGGGGCTAAGATCAACTGGCAGGTGAGCGCAAGGTGACGATCCACAAGGCCGGGCCCGGCAAGTTGTACCTGATCCGGCCTGACGGAAGCTATGAATTCCTGGCTGAGGTAGACTCGTGGGAGTTTACGTTCGTCAAGCCTGGGAGCAGTCGTGTCGAGGATTCTGGTAGTTCATCCGGGGCCTGATTTCAGCGTTGCGGACGTGTACCGGGGCTGGATCAAGGCACTGAAAAAGCAGGGCCACCAGGTGATGGTGTACAACACCAACGAGCGCCTGACCTTCTACGGCATGGCCTGCTTCCAGGACAAGGAAGTAGAACCGTGCGAGCACGGCTACGGGCCCGTGCGCAAGGCGATGCCTGACCCTGAGATGATCGCCCAGATGGCTACCAAGGGCCTGATGGAATCCTGCTACATCTTCTGGCCTGACGTGGTGTTCTTCATCTCAGCGTTCTTCCAGACGGCACAGAGCCTGCACATTATGAAGACGCGCGGTCACAAGATCGTCATGCTGCACACCGAAAGCCCGTACCAGGACGACGAGCAGATGATGCGCGGTGCCTTCGCGGACCTGAATCTGCTGAATGACCCCACGAACTTCGACCGCTGGAAGGAACTGGGCCCGGTGGCCTACGTTCCGCACAGCTACGACGATGACGTGCATTATGCCGTCACCCCTCGCAACTACGAAATCGACTTCTCGTTCATCGGCACCTCCTTCCTCAGTCGTTTGAAGTTCTTCAGCGCCATGAACTTCGATGGCATCGACACGGTGTTCGGCGGCAACGGCTGGGACACGGTTCCTGAGGAGTACCAGGGCCTGTGGAAGTACCTAGGCCACCGGCCGGACGAGTGCGTGGACAACACGGAGACCGCCCGCATCTACCGCATGACCAAGATCGGCATGAACCTGTACCGGCAGGAGGGCGAGGAGCAGCACAAGGGCGAGGGCTGGGCCATGGGCCCGCGCGAGATCGAGATGGCTGCCTGCGGCCTGTTCTTCCTGCGCGACCGGCGTCCTGAGTCGGACGAGGTGTTCGGCAAGATCCTGCCGACGTTCGACGGGCCGGAGGACGCCGAGAAGCAGATGCGGTGGTGGCTTAAGCGCGATAAGATGCGTGAGCGCAAGGCCGAGAAGGCTCTGGAAGCCGTGGCTGACCGCACGTTCGACAAGCAGTGCCGGTTCGTGACCGGCCTCATGACCAGATTGGACCTGCTGTGATCTGTCCGCCGTGCCGGGGAGCCGGCAATGAGATAGCCAGCCCGCTAGATCCCAAAGACGGCGCGCTGGCACGCGCTAAGAACATGCATGCTCAGTGCGATGGCGTCACGATGGACAAGACCTGGTGCGATTGCCAGCACCAGCTAGAGAGCGTGGTGCGGCGTGCCTGAGCGCGGGCAGTTCTCACGGCAGACGCCCGGCAAAGTGAGTATCGACCTCACACCTGGCCAGGAGCGCATCGAAATAGACGGCTACCGGCTCGAACAGCACGTCACATCCCTGAAACTGATGTACGACGCGGCGAAACGACGCCCCGTGCTGCTCCTGGACCTGCTCCCGACTACAGTGAATGTAACGGGAACACACGTGGAAATGAACGGGGACTTCCGGGATTTCCTGGTTGCCCACGGGTGGCGTCCACCAGAGTAATTGCCGAAGCAGCTGTTCCCCTTTACTCTTGAACTGAAGCTTCCGAGGCCAGAGCGCAACCGCGCCTGGAGCCGGCCAGCAATGACCCCATTGAAAGGGTGACAAGCTGTGTCGCGTATCCATGGTCGCAACGGCATGGTCTACCTTGGGCCGACGACCGGTGTTGCGGCAACCCCGCTGGCATTTGTTGCCGACTGGACCATCAACTTCACCGTTGCCAAGGTGGACGTGACGGCTCTGGGCGACACCAACCTTGTGTGGGTCGCTGGCCTTCCGGACGCCTCTGGTGACTTCACCGGCTTCTACGACACCGCTACCTCGCAGACTTACCTTGCGTCGGTAGACGGTCTCCCGAGGAACTTCTACCTCTACCCGTCCCTTCTGGGTCTCGAAGGCGCGGCTCCCGGCCAGTACTACTTTGGTACGATTCTTCCGGACTTCTCCACGTCCGGTGGTGTCGCGGCTGCGGTCACGTTCAAGAGCACCTGGAACGCTGCGTCCCAGGTTCAGCGGTACCCGTCAACTGGTATCGCCGGCACCTGATCGGAATAACGAAAGCCGCAGGCTTCCAACAGCCTGCGGCTTTCGCTCCACTCACTAGTAGGGCTTCAGTGCAAGGACAGCCTATCAGGTGAATGGAGAGTGGCAAGATGCCTACGGGAACCCCTCGCAGGATTTCCGGCGACAGCCGCGCTGCGCGGTCTCAGCTCAAGACCGCAGACCAGAGTGCCCGCATGCCCAAGGGCTCTCGCGCTAAGGACGTTCCGGGCGGCGGGCTTACCGTTAAGCTTGGCGACCGGGAGTTCCGGCTGGCCGAAGACGTAGGCATCATGCCGCTCATGGAATGGGCAGCTGCCTCTGACGTGGACGTGGCGAGTGCGGACGGCCTCCGGGCTGTCTACTACGTGCTTCAGGACGCCGTGCACGAGGACGACTGGGCGGAGTTCAGGAAGTACTCGCGCGAGAACAAGATCGCAGCCGGCGAGCTGCTCGACTTCGCTAACTCGGCCTTGGAGGCGCTTGCCGGACGCCCTACCGAGGATGCCACTGGCTCATCGGATGGCTGATATCTAACCAGGGGTATATAGACGGTGGCTCCCTTGCCGAAGGCAGTGGCACGCAGCTCCACCAGATGACTATCCGCGAGGCTATCAACTTCGCGTACTACCACGTCGTGAAAGACATGCGCGACGAGGACCGTCAGGCCCGCATGCAGGGGCACAAGTTCGAAGAGACCCTTGACGAGCGCATTGAGCACTTCGAGGAGAAGATCGGACTCCGCCCGGACCACGAAGACCTGGCTCTTTGGATGCACAAGAACGTCATGCTCCCGGCGCAGGGCTATACCCCTGAGCAGATTGCTGAGATGTTTGACGAGAGTGCCAAGGCCGAACTGCCGCGCGGTGTGAGCGAAGAGGACCGCTGGAGGTTCGAGGACGAGGAGATTGACGGACTGGCCAACTTCCAGGGCAACCCGTGGGAGCTGCCCGGCATGAACGAGCTGAAGGCAGCCAGGACAAGGGAACAGCAGGCCGAGGAAGCAAAGGACACACTGGGGTAGGAATGGCTGAGATCAAGTGGAATGACGCAGCCCTGGAGGACTTGCTTCACAGCATGGACGGGCCAGTGGGCAGGTTCATCGCGGAGAAGAGTGCCGAGATGACCTCCCTGGCCGTGGCAGGAGCACCTATCCAGAAGCCGCAGAACTACTCCTGGGGCCGGGACTCTACCTCGTACATGCCTCGCTCGTTCGGCTACCTGAAGGCTGGCATCAGGCCTCACATGGGCTATACCAAGAGCGGTAACTTGTACGGTGGCACCAACGCGCCGTACGGGCCGACCTTGTTCCTGGAAGAGGGCGGCGGACGCTACGGCCACGCCGAGCGGATTCCCTTCATGAGCGCCGCTCTATATGCTGTAACCATTGAGTGAGCAGGGAGGTTGAGTTGTGTCGCGCCTGATTGGCGAAGCTTATATCTCCCTGCTCGCAGACGCATCTCAGTTCAGGCCGGATGCGGACGCGAAGGTCAAGGCTGCCCTGTCAGGGCTGCGACCGTCAATCAAGCTCCAGGCTGACGCCACCGACGTTGACTCCAAGATCACGGCAATTGCCGCTGCCCTGAAGGGCCTGAGCGGCGACGTGAAGATCGACGGTGATAACCGTGGCCTTATCGAAAGCATCGGTGAGGCAGAAACAGCCGTCCTTGTCCTTATGGAACGGCTCGATGGCCTTCAGCTGGACGCGACGAACTCCAAGTTCCTGTCCAAGGTCTACGGGGCCAAGGCTGTAGTCGGGGACCTGGCGCACCAGCTTGAGAACATGGACGCCGATGGCGACATGAACAGGATTCTCTCTAAGCTCTACGGAGTTGTATCCGTAGTTGAGGGTCTTGAAGTTGACCTGTCTCACCTCACGCCGGACATGAATCCCGCCAAGATGGAAGCCAAGCTCGGGATCATGGCCGGCAGCATCAAGGAGCTGAGCAGCGAGCTTGCGAACATGCGGGCCGACACGACTGACGCTGCGCTGCTTTCCAAGATCACAGCAGCTCAGGCCTACGTGCTGAAGCTGGCCAAGAGCATGGAAAACATGCCCATGTCAGCCGACACGCTGCCTCTTGAGTCTGACATCTTCAAGGCCATCGCCCTGGTGGAGACCCTGAAGAAGACGATGAACATCCCAGTGCGGGCTTACGTCCTGCCTGGTGTGCCCGGCGCGTACTCTACTGCGGGAACCGGCAGCTACAATGCGGGTGAAGCACAGTACCTGGACGAGCTGACGACCAAGACTCTGGCTGACCTGACGGCTACCGACCGGCTTACCAGGTCTACCGAGCAGTTCCAGGGTGCCATGGCTCAGGCGGCTACTGACCTTCAGCACGAGCGCCAGTACATGGACGACCTGGTAAACAGCACGATGAACGCGGCTATGGCCACGGATCACCTGACTAACACCCAGGATGATTTCGAGCAGACCATGGCCCGGATGAAGTACAGCGGCGGTGTTGGTCCTCAGCCAGTACCGCTTGCCCTTCAGAAGGCTGCCTCTCTCAGTACCACCGGTGTGGACGACCTGGACCAGAAGCTGCGTGTTCTTAACACAGACCTGGATGGCTTCGGCACAAAGGGACTGTTCGCTGCATCCGTGCTGGAGAAGTTCGCGGCGCAGAACTCCATGATCATTGCCTCCGGTGCCACAGGCTGGTGGAGTTTCCTGAATGCCAAGATCGCCACGTTCGGTGGTATCTTCGGCAGCTTCATGCCGGGCCTGCTTTCCTCTGTGCACGTGTGGCACCTGCTCGGTGATGCCATCTTCGAGTTCGCGGCAGCCTGGGCACCTGCTCTTATCGCAGTGGGCGCGTTCGCCGCCTATGCCTTCCCCGTTGGCGAGAAGATCTACGGCCAGTGGAAGAACATCAACGTCATCCTGGACGGCGTTGGCGGCAAGCTGACTGACCTTGGCCCGCAGTTCGACAACATCGAGCGGGCTATTGAGCCGAGTATCCTGATTGCCTTCGGTGAGTGGATGCAGATCATCACCGGCAACTCGGCAAACCTCGGTACCGCGCTGGCTAAGGTCGGCGTCGTTGTCGATAACTGGGGTGCTGACCTGGTTAACTGGTCACAAAAGGGCGCGAAGGCCATCCATGACATCATCTCCTCCGGGTCGGGAGACTTCGAAGCCATCGGACGTGGCTTCCAGGCACTAGGTGCTATCTTCGGTGCATTCTTCAAGGCAATGCCCGGCTACGTGCACCTGCTGCTTGCTATTGGTGACGGGTTCCTTCAGGCTACCGCCGCTATCATGCAGTCCCCGGTCGGCAACTTCTTCCTCAGGGTCGGCCTTGCCATTCACGGGTTCATTATCTACGCAGGCCTTGCTGTTACCGCTGTCTACGCACTGGGCCGTGCGATCAGCGCTGCTGCCATCGGCACCTATCTCACCAAGATGGGCATGGCCTCAGAAGTAACAGGAGACGCACTAGCCTCTGCGCAGGGTAAGTTCAACAAGTTCGGCACCGCTATCGGCGGCATGGTCGGCGGCCTCGCTGCGTGGGGTGCCAACACGCTCAAGTACGGGCAGAGCGTCAACCAGCTGGGTAACGACGCGGCAAAGGCCGGAGAGTCTACCAAGGTAGCGGCTATCGGCAGCAAGCTGTTCGGGGATGCCCTTTCGATTGTGCCCCTGGGCGGATTCGGACTAGCCGCAATTGCCGCAGCCGCAGCGGTCGGCGGCATCCTGTACTTTGCCCTGAAGCACACCACTGACGCAGCGGTGCAGTTCAACCTTCAGATGCAGAAGCTAGTGGGCGGCTCGAACGTCAACAACATCGGGCAGAACCTGACCCTTGCCATTGCTCAGACCCAGAAGCAAATGAGCCTGTCCCTTAGCTCATTGACCAGTGCGCAGACGGGGTACAACAAGGCTGTTGCCAGCACGCCCACCAATGTCTCTTCGGCGCAGGCTGACTCCATCAAGAACATACTGAAGCAGCAGGAGCAGCTGAATGCCGCGCAGAGCCAGGGGCAGCGTTCGCAGGAGAAGGCGAACTCGACCGGCGCGTACGCGCAGTACAGCGCGCAGCTGAACACTCTGATCAACGAGAACGACCAGTACGCTACGCGCATGGGCCAGCTGACGAAGGTATTCGGCTCGGCCGGCGCTGCTCAGCAGGCGCTTAACGTCATCGGTGTGTCGGCCGGCACGATCGCAACTGAGGGTGCGGCAGCGTACGGCAACCAGTACGAGAAGCTGATGGCCCTGGCCAAGGGCTACGGCTACATGAACCAGACGGCCGGCGCAGCCGGGGCTCAGCTGAGTGCCATCAACATCTCCACTGGCTCGGTCACCAAGAACCTTCAGACCCTGACGAGTGCTGAGTCCCAGTGGGTTGCGATGGGCACGAGCGCAGACAGCTCATTCACGCAGTTCGAGCAGGGCCTGGGCGCTATCAAGAGCGCAATGGGCGGCGCGGCCAACAGCGCGGCTAACATCCAGGTGCACTTCGGTCAGCTGAGCGAAAAGATTCCCGCGTACGGCGCGACAATGAACGGCCTGTCTGCGTCTTCTCTCGCAGTCCGGTCGGCATTCGACCAGCAGCTTGCGTCGGGCGTCACCCTGTTCGGTAACCTCCAGACCCTGAACGTGGCATCTGGTAGCACGGCTGCATCACAGAAGCAGCTTGCTATCGGTGGCAAGGCCATCATTGCTTCCATGCTTCCGTTCGCGGCTGGCAGTAAGGAGGCCACCTCAGAGCTGTCCAGGCTCGCGCAGCTCATGGGCGGGCCGGCCACGGATAACTTCCAGGTCCTAGCCAAGTGGGTCGGTAACACCACGGGCGCGGCAGTCAAGCTGAACAGTGCTCAGGCTAACCTTGTTATCTCTTCTACCAACCTGACCACGGCTGAGAAGAACCTGGGTAATGTAATAGACACCAGCATTACACAGGCACAGAGTGCGGCGCTGGCATCTACTGCTAACCTCACCGGGGCTACCACTAACCTGGATAAGGCCTTCCAGTCGTCTCACAAGACGATCTCCGGCCCGGTTGTCGCAGCCGCAGGGGAGTACATGGCTTCCCTGAAGAACATGAACCTGTCCACTGGGCAGGCGAAGCAATACCTCAACGCGTTCCTGAAGCAGATGGGCCTCACTCCTGGCCAGATTGCGGAAGTTGACGCGCAGATGGGCGACTCGATTTCCCAGTGGAACAAGTACGACTCCGCCGTGCAGCACAACACCACAGCTGCCAAGGCTAACGCGACTTACACCAAGCTCAATGCGGCGGCGTTCGCGAGCCTGGAAGGCACCCTGCCGGGCAGCACATCCCAGCTGAACAACGTCTGGGCAGCCCTGGTCAAGCAGGACTCCGCCATGGTGAACAGCGGCAAGGACACGAAGAACGCCAAGTCCGAGTTCGTGAACTTCGCTAACCAGGGCCTGGGAATCAGCATTTCCAAGGCCAACGACCTGTGGGCTGCCTTCAGCAAGCAGAACCTGGACGAACTGGGTAACAAGGCGGCCAGCACCAAGGGCCAGTTCATCAACATGGCCATGAACGGCCTGCACCTCACCACTGAGCAGGCGCAGACCCTGTGGGGCGAGTTCGCCATGCAGAACCTGGACGAGATGGTCACCAAGGGTGACAAGATGAAGGACTCGTTCGAGAAGCTTGCCATGGGCGGACTGGGCCTTACCACGGCGCAGGCTAACACCCTGTGGAACACCCTGAAGCAGCAGTACCTTGACACCCTGGCTGGGAAGGCCGGAGAGACACGCTCAGCGTTCGAGAAGACTGCCTCCCAGCTAGGAGACACCAAGGCCGCTGCGGACAAGCTGTGGGCCTCTCTGCACAAGCTGGCGGCAGGCTCTCCGTACAACACCACCACCAACGACACGATCTCCGGCAGCGGCGGCGTGGTCGCCAAGGCGAACATCCCCGGTCAGCCTGCCCTGTCTGCACGCCTGAACTTCTCCGCTGCGGCGCACGGCCTTGCGTCGGGTGGTGTGGTTCCCGGTGGTGTCCACGGTCAGGACAGCGTGCCTGCCATGCTGGCTCCCGGTGAGCTGGTGGTTCCCTCCTCGCACGCCCCGGCGTTCGCGTCCATGGCCAAGGCGGCAGGTATTCCGGGCATGGCGGCCGGCGGTTTCGCCGGGGCTGCGGCATCGCAGGCTGGTACTATCAACCAGGTCAATCCCTGGACGACGACACAGAGTTCGCAGTTCGCGACAGAGGCTACGGCGGCCTTCGCCAGTGCCGTGCTCAAGAGCGCGCAGAATAGCCTGAACGTCGCTGGCGGAGCTTACAGCGGCCCGTCTAAGTTCGGCGGCGGGTTCGAGTCCCTGGCGGCCCTTGTAGCGTATGCCAGGTACTTCATGCAGAACGGCCTGAACGCTGCCGCTGCCGCTGGTATGGCAGCTACCATCTCCGGTGAGCAGGACTCGGCCGGCCCTGAGTCACGAGGCTCTGGCGGATGGGGACTTATCGGCTGGACCGGCAACACCGTGGGACTTCCTCCCGGCTACACCGGGCCAACCGGGAACGTGGCCTATGACCTTTCCCAGCAGCTGAAGGGCGTCATCGGGTACATGAACGCCCGAGGCGGTCGCGGCCCGCTGAACGCGGCCGGCAACCCGGTGGCTGCCGGTGACGTGTGGTCCAGGTACGAGGCTCCTGCTTCGGCCGGGTCCGACACGCGCCCTGCTCTCGCCAACGAGATCTACGCTGCGCTGATGGGCGGGTCTACCCAGGCCGGCGTCAAGGCCGCCGCAGCACAGGCGCAGGTTGCTGGCAAGCTCAACCAGACCAAGCCGCACAGCTCGGGCGGCATGGTCAGTGAGCCTGTCTACGGTGTCGGGGCTTACTCCGGGACGCCCTACTCCTTCGCGGAGAACGGTCAGCCAGAGTACGTCGGCCCGATCTCCGGTGGCGGCGGGGGCGGCAACAGCATGATGCAGCCGATGACGAACGTCCAGGGACAGACTGTGAACCAGCAGCTCGCGATGCTTATCAAGCTCTGGCAGCAGTTCCCGCAGGCGATCGGCACGGCAATGCAGACTTCCGCAGGCAGCGGCGTGCGGCACGGATATTACGGGGCTCAGGGGTAATTGCCCGTGCGCAGGCTTGGCTGTAGGCTGACCCCGAACGAGGAGGCATAGTGGCATCGTATTCAGGTCCGGGGAACTTCCCGTACTGGATGACAATTGTAAACACCGCTGCCTCTGCCAACCCTCAGGCCCAGTCTGAGAACATCCCGGTTACCGTGGGGGTGGAGTACCAGTTCGACGTTGTGTGCTCATATGCAACCACGTACACCAGCGGGGTGCAGGTCTACATCGCCTGGTACACGGCTAACGGCATAGAGATCTCCTCTAGCGCAGCCGTGGTGCAGTCCAACATGACCGGTGGCGTCCTTTACGAGGTTAACTCCGCATACCAGACCGCTCCGGCCACGGCATCATACGCGGTCGTTATCATCCAGTGCCTGGGCACGCCGGCTGAAACCAATCCGCTCCTGGTCTACAACGCGACGGTGACGGACCAGAACGGCAACATCGTCAACGTGAACTACGCGTTCACCTATACGACCTGGCCCTGGTCCCCACTCAACGGCACCCCCACCCTTGCCTGGAACTACAACCCGTTGCTGCTCGGAGACTCTGACTCCCTGGTTATCGACAACGTGATCGAGCTGATGGGCGGCGCTCAGGGTGTGCAGTGCCTGATCCCTGAACTTCAGGACTACAACGGCCAGGGGCCAACGTTCCGAATCCTGGCACCGCCCTCACTGAACTCCGCTGCCTTCGGCTATGAGTCGAGCTATGACCTGAATGCTCCTCAGCCTACGCAGGATGTCGTTGCCTCCATGCTCCTGGACGGTGAGCGACCGTTCGGTGATCGTGCATCAAACCGCACTATGAGCCTGCCCATAGTGATCTTCGGTACACAAGCAGGCGGAATGAACCAGGTGCTCAAGGCGCGCGAGTACCTGATGTCGGTCATTGACCAGCAGACCTACACAATCAAGTGGACCCCGGCTGACACCGGCCTGCCTATGCTGTTCGATGCCTTCAGGGCGCTCCCCAGCTCACCCCTGTACGGCTTCAACTACTCCGCTGGCGGTAGTGCCACGGGCCAGGCTATCGGCCGACCTAACTACCCCATCGCCATGATCACGCTGTCTATCCAGGCGTTGCCTTACGGGCGCTCGGACATTGACGGCGTACAGAATCTGTCGTTCCAGAGTCCTATCTCAGGCGGTATCAACCCGCAGACCGTTCAGCCCTCCACACTGGACACTTTCGGCACGGTACTCAGCGGTGCGCCTATCATCAGCAATCCTACCGTGACGGAAATGGGCTTTGCCAACCCGACCAGCACGTCCACCTGGAATATCGCCACCGGGCATGCCATTGCTGCCGGTAACACCAGCATGGTTGAAGTACAGGCTGCGGGCGGCACGATCACGAGCATTACTGACACCCAGGGCAACGTGTACAAGCAGGTTGCAGCGCAGTCTACAGGCGGACTGTGCATTCAGTTCATCTGGATGGCTAGCGTAGTCAACCCGCTTACCGCTGCGGACCACGTGACGATTACCACCAGCGGCTCCGGTAACTTCTCGTCCGTATGGAGTTCTATCTCCGGTGCCTGGACTCCTACTGTGCTTTTCCAGGGCGCGGAAACTGCTTCCACATTCAATCAGACGCTCAACGTTGGTCAGTACGACCTGGTGATATACATGGGTGCTGGACTGGGCAGCTCAGGTAACCCGCCATTCACGAACTACCAGGGCAACTTCGGAAACGGCTACAACAACACCACGTCCTGGTCCAGTCAGGCACTAGCCCAGACATCAATGGCTGTGGTGGCAACTTCAATGCCGAACCCGTCTGCGGTAATCGTGATCGCGCTCGTGCCGGCGAACCAGTACTGGAACTCAGACACAACTACACCACCGCCTACCTTCATCGGGCACAGTGCTCACTACTCGCCGCCGACGCCGTTCAAGGCACCTTACCCTGCCGCCACCTATACCCAGACGGTTCTCAACGGCCCGGTAACCGCGCCGGTAAATATCGTAGGCTGCCCTGTGCTGTCTATGTACTTTGGCCAGGCCTATGACACGCAGTGGCCAAAGGACCCTAAGTTCGTCTCGAACGTTACTTTCCAGTGGACCCTGACCGATGACCTAGGCCGCAAGCTTTCCTTCTCCAAGAAGCAGAATGCCGCTCCGTACGGCACCAGTCCGTCCGCGCCGAAGTGGGTGCTGGTCAACTCCCCTATCCCGCAGGGCAAGGCGTTCAACTACAACTCCGTCACGTCGTACAGCGTGCGTATATCCAACTGGAATTCCTCAGGACACACCGGCTACATCCGCATGCACTGCTGGCTGAACTACGTCGTGGCTAACCCGCAGACTATTCAGAACGGCATATCTCCTCGCGGTACGGTCTACCAGATGCTAGCCCTGCCTGGCAGCGCGCGGGCTCCCGTCTCTGTGCAGTGCCAGCTCCCGGCCGCGCAGAATCAGACCAAGGAAATCACTACGCCCAGCACGGGCACGTGGATCGTTCCGCCAGGTGTGTACTCAGTTCAGGCAGAGGCCTGGGCAGGTGGTGGCGCGGGTGCCGCGTCCAACCTCTCGCGAGTGCTGTTCGGTGCCGGCGGTGGCGGTGGTGAGTACGCGCAGGAGCCTGCTCTCAGTGTGCTGCCTGGCCAGCAGGTCCCGTGGTCCATCGGCGGCGGCGGTACGCCCGGCCAGCTGGTAAACACCGTCGTGCAGTTCAACAAGTCCGGTACCGGGCACTGGACCTGCCCTGCCAACGTGACCAACGTCCTGGTAGAAGCCTGGGGCGGAGGCGGTGCGGGAGGTGCCGGTGCCGGCGGCGGTGGCGGCGGTGAGTACGCCTACTCGCACGTGCCTGTTACCCCTGGCACGACTTACGTCGTATGCACCGGACCTGGCGGCAAGGCCGACACCGGAACTACCACTGCCACGATCGCGTCACGAGAAGGATCGATCTCCTGGTTCGGTCCACCGGGCACCACCAGTGCCGCGCCGGCCTACGTGCAGGCGGCGGGTGGCCTTACCTCACTCACAGGCAGCTCCAGTGGTGGTGTCGGCGGCAGCTTTGGCACGCCTCAGCAGGCTGTCAGCTTCGCTCGCACGGCGTACGCTATCCCGTCCGGTAACGTCACGTCCGCAGCCATGGGCGCAACGACTTCCTCGGTCCTGCTGTTCGGCGGCGACACGGCGCTCGTAGTGGTAACTGTCTCCGGTGCTGCCACAATCACAGTCTCAGACACCGCTGGCAACAAGTACACGCAGATCGCCACGTCTAACAACACAGGCGCTTTCACGTACGTGTTCGCCTGCTTTGACGCCAAGACCGTTACCGGGCGCGGGGCTGTTACTGTCAAGCAGAGCGTTAGCCAGCACATGATGGCCCTGTTCTACGACGTGCCGGGAGTTGTCGGCGTGGACGTGGCTGCGGTAGCTAACAGCGGTACCAGCTCAACGCCTTCCATCACCTCGAATGCCACGCACTATCCGGCCGGGGCCGTACTGGCGATCTTCACTAACACCGGGGCTAACGCCCACACCACGCCAGCGGGGTGGAAGTACGGCGGGGCTAGCTTCAACGGCAACGTCAGCCCGGTGCTGTACTGCGATGTGTTCGAGCAGACGGCAGCTAACGGTGTTACCTCTGGTCTCACCTGCGCGCCTACTTACACGAGCAGTGAAACGTGGAGTGGCATCGCGCTCTCCCTGATTGCCGTTAACCGCTGGGCAGGCGGACGCGGTGGCACGTCTCCCGGTCCCTCCGGTGGCGGTGGCGGCGGCGCGGGCGGCGCGGACGCGGTTGGCGGTGCCGGAGGCAACTCCCAGGCGTACGTGGCGAACGTCGGCAACTGGCAGCAGGGCGGCGCAGGCGGCACGGGCCAGGGTCAGGGCGGTGCAGGCGGTGCAGGTGCTAACACACCTGGCTTCCCCGGCGTTGGAGTTCAGCCCGGTGGCGGTGGCGGCGGCGGATACCAGACTGCCCCCATCTTCAACCCGGCTAACCCGTCTAAGGCACTTCCAGGGACAGTGCAGACGAACTACCTCGGCGCTGACGGCGGCACAGGCCTGGTGCAGCTAACGTACGCAGTGGGCAGCGGCTCACCTGTGAACGGAGGTAACACTACCTTCGGGTCAACGGCCCTGACAGGCACGGTCGTAACTGCCCACGGCGGCAACTCAGCGGCGAACAACAGCGCGGCAGGCGCAACCGGTGGCACAGGCTCGTCTAACACCATTCACAACGCTGGCGGGCCTGGCGGCATCCTGGTCAACAGCACCCTGGGCTCGTACATGGGCAGCCCGACGCAGGGTTACTTCACTACCCTGACTTCAGGCTCGTGGGATGCCAACTCGGTGATCAGCGGTGCGTCCTCGGCTTCCGTGAGCCAGGGCGTTGCCGTGGTGCTGATCGAGTCTCAGACGGAAGTCCTTGACCTTGTAGTGACGGACTCTGCCGGGAACCTTTACCAGCTGGCGGGCCTTGACGTAGCCGCGCCGGGTGCCTGGACGGTATACGCGTACGTTGCGGACATTGAGTACCCCATCACTACGTCCACTACCTTGTCGGTGGCGTCTGCCACGTCACAGAACTACGCGCTGCTGTGGTACGGTTCCCCGTGGCTGGCGACAGGTGTTACCTCAGGTAACAGTGCGTCAAACCACGGCACCAGCTCCTCGTTCACCGGGCAGTTCGGCGTAGCAGACACCAACTCGCAGCAGCTTGAGCTTGGTATTGTCCTGTGCGACGGCAGCCAGACAGTATCCGGGCTAACTCAGACCAAGACCTGGTTCAACGCCTCGTCTACCCCGTCCATCTCGGTCAGTACAGCCACTCTCAGCGCGTACATCATGCAGAACCAGGGCGGCGGTACCGGAGCGGCGAACAGCGGAGACATCTTCAGCGGTTCCCTAACCGGGTCGGCAAACTGGGCCGTCCTGTGCATCCCCCTGGTGCTGATGAACCAGCAGGCTTCGCTGGTACGTATCGACTGGCGCACCGGTACTACGCCCGGTGCGCAGACCACCTGGGCCTCGGAAGCTGCGATCTCCGCTAACGGCATGATCGTGGTAGCCGGCATGGCGGGGTCCGGCGCGTCTGTTACAGCTGGCCCTTCAGCTATGGCGGATGCAGCGGGCAATGTCTACACCTTCAGGAACACCACAGTTCAGCCCGTGAGCGGCGGAGTAGCCTGGATAGCTACCGCTCCGGTTACCAATGCACTGGCTGCCGGCACCACCGGAACGATCAACTGGGGCCATGCCTCAGCTGCGCCCAACTACACAGTTGACGTGCTGTGGGCACCTCTTGCCCTAGGCGTAGACGTGTCAGGGGCACTGGGCGTGACCGGTAACGGCTCTGCTGTCAGCGCGGCCTACACGCCTGCGTCCCCTAACGACATGGTGATCGCGTTCAGCACGTCAGTAGTTACCGCGCAGTCCTGGGGCGGCTGGGCGCAGGCGTACAACTGGATTGACGCGATTGACCAGAGCTACCTGAAGAACCAGCTCTACGCAGCTCAGGCCATCGACCTGGCCGCGCCGTCGTTCACGTCCGCTATCCTCAGTGCTCCCTGGGCTACGATCATGCTGGGCCTCACCATGCCTCCGGTAGGTACTGGTGGCGGTGCAGGCGGTGGCGCGAACGGTCCTGGCTACCCAGGAGTGTGGCAGTTCGGTGCGCCGGGCTACACGGGCGGCGGCAAGGGCGGGGCTGGAGCGCCTCCTGGGATCGCTGGACCTGGTGGAGGTGCCTCGTACCCCGGTGGTGGCGGTGGCGGCTGCTACGGCACGTCTGCGGCCCCGCAGGAAGGCGGCCAGGGTGCTCCGGGTGCTCTCCGCCTGACATGGACCCCGCCGCTTCAGGCCTTCAACACCCTGATCGTGCACAGCCTGAACTCCAACACGGACCCGAACGTCAACCCGATCACGCCTATCCCTATCACAGACGTGCCGAACAACACGGAGTATGCAGTTCCCAGCCTCAACGGGATACTGCCTGCCACGTTCAACAGCACGTACACCGTCATGCTCTCGGCCAACTACTGGAACAGTGCCACGGTCGGCTCCGCACGGCAGATCACTGTCACTATCAACCAGTACGAGTTCCCAGGCGGTCCTAAGTACTCCGTGCAGGCCAGTCGTGCCGTCACGCCGGCTACGGATGCCACCAACGGGCTGATCGACATGGGCGAGGTGACCCTTCCAGTGAAGGACTACCTCAAGTACAACGACCAGTCGTACTTCACGATCTCGATCAACGACACCGACACCAGTGACCGGTTCATGGACGTGCTCATGCTGGATACGCTCGGCCAGACCGTGGAAGTCAACATTGACCCCGGCCAGCCTGGCTACGGGCAGTACGTGAACTTCTTCTTTGACGAGGCAACGTCCGATAAGGACCTGGGATTCGTCGGCGGGTCCATGCAGGACCGCCAGCACCAGATCTCTGTCCTGGACTACACGCAGGTCAGCGGCGGGGCGATTTACATCGGCTCGGGTGACAACCTGTTCATGGTGTACTCGCCTTCCGGTGCGCCTAACCTCTCGATTCAGTACGCGCCACGCTGGTACCTGGACCGGAGCGTGTGATGGCTGCCTCCGTACCTCCAAATCCGAATCTTGGTAAGTCACAGGCACTTAACCAGGCACAGGCAACAGTTACGCGACTGGCAACTCTTGTTCCCAGCCTGACTACTGAACTGTCCCCGGTAACCGTTTACCAGCCGGGCGTTAGCGGCGGCGTAGGCAACGAGCTGACCGCGCGGTATGTAGGCGTGAACGTGGACACCTCGTATGGCGTATGGGTAGCGCCAGATGTTAACGGCGACGGGTCCACGTGGTATGCCACGGTCGAGTGCTTCGGTGCCGGCGGCGGCGGAGGCGGCGGGAACTCCAGCCAGGGCGGTGGCGGCGGTGGCGGCGGTGAGTACGCCTGCGAGTTCCAGTACCCGATAGAGCCTGGTAAGTCGTACGTGTACGTCTGCGGCCTGCCCGGCAGCGGCGGGTTCAACAACAGCGTGCAGACTCTTCCCGGTGCCGCAGGTACCAGCGGAGGTACGACGGCATTCGACCTAGCTGGCATTGGTCTTGCCGGCGGGGTTGTGGCTAACGGCGGCGGTGGCGCGGACCAGACATCGGTAGGCATTGGCGGTGACGGCGGCACAGGATCTGCCAATTCCGTTCACTTCGACGGCGGAGCTGGCGGCACTAACGTCTCGGGTAACGGGTCAGACAACCCGTTGTCCCTTGCCCAGACACCAGGCATGTTCGTCGGCAACACCCTGAGTACCGGCATAATCCTTGACTGGTACATCATGAATGACTCGAACTTTTCCAGTGCTACCAGGAACGACGCAACAGGGCGCGGTCATACAGGCACCTGGGCCAACATCGGCAAGGGTAACTTCGAGACCGGTGAGGCTAACCCCGCTGCTCCTGCCCAGGTTCCCGCGTACACCTCTGTCGCAGGAACCTACGGCCCGAACCAGACCACGGCCACCTGGACATCAAAATTCAATGCAGGCAGCTTCAACTCCCAGGCGGCAAGGTTTGCCTGCGGAGGTCTTACGTCAGTTAACGGCTCAAAGTTCACCATATCAGGCTGGGTACAGGCTCCGCAGGGTGAGTGGGGCAACACGCCGACTGGCACCTTTGCTGTAGTAGCTGCGAACAACGTGAACTACGTGTTCAGCACCTTCAAGGGCTTTGCCCTGTACTTCTTCAACAATGCCGGTACCTGGCAGCTGTACATATCCGTGGGCAACGGGACCACGAGGTACACGGTGAACAGTGCGGCCATGCCGCCGACGCCAGGTACCTGGTACTACGTCGTGGCAACGTACAACGCAGGCACGCTCAGCCTCTACGTTAACGGCACGCTGGCTTCCAGTACCGTGACCACGGGCTACACTTCCGTACCAGCCGGAGCTTACGCCACGGTCATGGGCATGGACCCTTCGGCCAACGCGAACTGGTTCTTCGGGGCCGTGTCAAACTTCTGGTTCGCTAATGACTGCCTGACATCCACGGGCGTCAACCAGGCGTTCGGGCTCACCGCCGCAACAGGCGGCGCTGGCGGCGGAGCATCAGGCGGCCCTAGTGCAGCAGGCGGTACCGGAGCGTCCGCAGGAGGTGCTACAGGAGGTAACGGCGGTACCCCGGCCACTCAGCCGGCCAACCTTGCCGCTGTCACCACGGCAGCCGGCGGCGGATTCGCAGGGGCTAACGGCGGAGCTAGCAACGTCACTCCAGGATCGCCAGCTGGCGGGATTTTCGGGAACGGCGGAGGCGGCTCCGGGGACATGGTGACCAACCCTGGCCTGACTGTGCTCACCATCCCGTTCTCCGCTGCGGTGACCTACACAGGCACGGACTCTTCGAGCAGTCCCGGCACGCCCTACAACGTCAACCAGCAGAACAACCCGAACAGCGGCGTGAACTCCGTGCTGTACTCCGGGGGCCTTCCGTCTGATACTGCCTCGGGCAGCAAGAACTCCATGCTGCTACTGCCAGTGGGACTTGCCTCACAGCTGGGCCCCAGCTACACCATCGTGAACGTATTCCTCACGTTCACTAACGCGTTCCCTCAGAACACCGTGGAGTCCATCCTTGAGGTAGGCTTCTCAGCTGACACGACCTTGCCGCAGACATACAACGGCGCGTCCCTGGTCAACTACGTCGGGGCAATTCCTATCCCGGTCGGCGCAGGTACCATCACCTACGACATGTCGCAGACCGAGATCGTGACGAACCTACAGAGCGGTGGCGCGACCGCGCTTATCCTGGGACCTGGCGGCACGCCTACGTTCGATGCGTACAACGCGCAGGCCGGCTCAGAGTTCTACTGCTCCATCTACGGGCCTGGCGCGGCTGATCAGTTCGGCAACCCCGAGTACCCGTACCTGACGATCGTGTTCCAGGAGACCATGACGACGCAGCAGGGCTCGTACGGGTCAAGCGGCGGCATCCTGATCACCAACGTCAGCAACAGCAACACCCCGGTTGCCACGATCGAGCCTTTCGCTACCACTGACGCAAACGGCAACCAGTTCGCGGCAGGTTTTACCGGGCCTATCACCGCGTTCGATCCCACCGAGGCGACTCCCGGCGACTTCGTGCCGGAGGCAT